AATATCTCGAAGCTGTCGAGCGCGGGGACATAATGAGGCTTATTGTTCTGGCTCCGCCGAGACATGGGAAAACGGCCCTGGTTAGCGAGTTCTTCCCCGCATGGTTTTTAGGCCGCAATCCGGACAAACATATTATCAGTTGTTCATACAGTCAAACACGCGCCAATGACGTTGGCCGTAAAGTCAGAAACCAACTTGACGACAGAGTTCATCGTTCCATTTTCCCGAATTGCCAGATTGCTGATGATATGAAATCTATTCAGCATTTCAGCACTAATCAGAACGGGGAATACTTCTCAATGGGTGTTGGCGGGTCAATTACTGGCCGTGGAGCGCACTGTTTAGTTGGGGAAACGGTTGTCAAAACCGATAACGGGCTGATGAATTTATCGGAGATATATGATGAGATTAAAAGTTGCGGTAAATTTATAAAGGTGTTATCATTGGACGTAGCTACAGGAATAGCAGAATACAATAACATTTTAGCAATTCTGGAGAACGCCAATGACACAATTTATACCATCACAACAGATTCAGGGCATAAGGTTAGATCAACTGGAGAACATAGGTTCTTCGTACAGGGACGAGGATACATTGAAGCGAAGGATTTGTCTCCCGGAGATAGACTTATCACTGAAAAAGAAGAAGCTTTGCCAAATATGCAATCATCCAGTTTCGAAAAAAGCAACAATTTGCAGAGCTTGTTATTTCGAGGCAAGAGCAGCGTTGATATCAGTGGTGTGCGACTTTTGCGGGAAAGAAACATTCAAACAAGCTTGCGAGATAAGGAAGTCAATAAAAAAAGGTCACGTAGCCCTTTATTGCTCAAAAGAATGTTCGGAGCGGCACCATGCTATAAAAAATTCAAAACATTGCCCGGTATGCGACAAGATTGTAAAACGAGGCCGTCAATTTTGCTCCCGAGATTGCCAGAAAATGCAAACTGTAATGGAAAAACCCATGCGGAAGTGCGATTTTTGCGGCATGGAGTTCAGGCTTATAGTGGAAAAACTAACACATTGCTCCAGAGAATGCGCAAATCTGGCCCATTCTTACAGAATGATAGGTGCAATCAACCCAAACTACAAGGACGGGAACGGGAGAGAAACGCTGTTCAATATGATGCGATCTGTGGTGTTGGAACGAGACAAGGAAGAATGTTGTTGCTGCGGGATACCAGCGAAAAACGTTCACCATGTCGATTGGGACAAAGCCAACAACAGCCCAGAAAACTTATTGACGCTTTGCGTACCTCACCACACGCAACATCACAGATTCAATCGTCCTGCATTCGAAACATTACAATTGATCGTTCAAAAACGGAGCGTGTTTATGACATCCAAGTTGAACGAAATAGCAACTTCTTTGCTAACGAAATACTCGTCTCAAACTGTTTCCTAATAGATGACGCACTAAAAGATAGAGCGAGCGCAGAGTCAGTTCTGGAACGAAAAAAGCTGCAAACTTGGTATCGTGGAGTCGCTTATACACGGCTCATGATTGGTGGGAGAATTGTAATTATAAATTGCGTAGCAAAAGGCCAGAGAGTCTCAGTTGAAAATGGGTGGAAACAGATAGAAGAAATAGAAAAAGGCGATAAAGTATGGACTTTTGACAATAATCAATATCCTATCCTCAAAAGGGTATTAAACACCATAAATAATGGTGAAGATGATATTTTAGAAATAATTTCAAACAGTTGTTCTGTGAAGGTAAATAAAAGACATCCATTTTTAGTTATAAAGGGTGGCTTGAAAATGGCATGTTTAACTCAACATGACGTAATTAAATCAAGAGATTGGAATTTAGAATGGGTTCCGGCTGGTGATTTATGCGAAGGCGATACTGTAATAACATTAAAATCTACAATATCTGAAACTCTCGGATTGTATTTCGGGATAGAAGGCATTAAACAAATTAATAATGCAGGCAAGTCGGAAGTTTACGATTTAACAGTTGAGGATACTGAGAACTTCATTGCAGAAGGTTTTGTGGTTCATAACACCCGCTGGCATGAAGATGACCTGTCAGGATGGCTACTTAGGGAACACGCATCCGAGGGTTGGGTTGTCTTGAATATGCCTGCAATTGCCGAGGATAATGACATGCTTGGTCGGAAGCGGGGAGAAGTCTTATGGCCGGAAGCGTATCCACTAAAAACACTTGAAACAATCAAGAACGCTATCGGGTCTTACGAATGGAACTCTCAATACCAGCAACGGCCAGTATCAGCAGAAGGCAGTATCATTAAGCATGAATGGCTTCGCAAATATGATTCAAGTAAAATACCAACGTTTCAGAAGATAGTCCTGAGTTGTGATACGGCATTCAAGGCTACCGAACTGGCTGATCCAACGGCCATTCTTGTATGGGGTGTAACCAAAACTGAATATTACCTACTTGATATTCTATGCCGGAGAATGGAGTTTCACGAACTCAAGAACACTATCGCCATGATGTATCAGAAATGGTCGGCATCTGCGTGTCTGGTGGAGGATCGTTCTTCTGGACAATCTCTTATCCAAGAGTTCAAGCGAATATCGCCTATTCCTGTTATCCCGATTAAAACCATGAATATTGATAAAGTCACCCGGTTTTCAAGTGTAAGTCACTACTTTGAAGGTGGTAATGTTCTATTGCCTACGAGCGCGCCGTGGCTTGTGGATTACGAGACACAGATAACCACATTCCCGTATGACAAACACGATGATATGGTTGACGCAACCAGCCAATTCTTGTTATGGGCCGCAAAGCCGAGATATTCCGTTACGATGAAGCCTCTTTTCTGGAAGTGATGACAAGGAAATCGAAATGGCAGCTTCGAGAATGCAACGTGGAACTTGGATTAACCAAAAATGGAAACGCAAAAGTAGATCGAATACTGCCAGACATCTGAAAAGATGTGTTGCGAAAAGTGAACGTCATAAAGCAAATATAAACCCAGAATGCGAACCCGGTTATAAACGGTTTACAGGATACGAACTATAACGAAGGATTGAACACCATGCCAGAAAATACAATGACATACGAAGAGTTAACATCTACTCATGAAATTTATAAACAGAATATCGACACATGGCTTTTCATGGGAAGTGCATACAACGGCGGGGATGAATTCTTGCGTTTGTCTTTGGAAAGGCATCCGCGTGAAACTCAAGAGAATTGGCGAGCGAGGGTAAAGGACGGGTTCGCATTTAACTATGCGGCGATTGTGGTTGACTTGTTCAGTTTCTACCTCACAGAAAAAGCGCCTGACAGATCGAATATGGGGAGATTGCTTGACGATGTTTTTTGGAAGATGTTCCTGAAAGACTGCGACCTATCAGATACGAACTTCGATGAGTTCCTGATTGAATCTCAGCGCACAGCGTCAATCTACGGAACTATGGGGGTACTTGTGGATAAGGCCCGGTCAAGTATCGGCATGACACGAAAGACGGCATTGAAGAAAGGCATATACCCGTACTGCTCATCTTATATTTTGCCGAATATTCTGGACTGGAGATACACGCGGGATGAAGAAACGAACCGGCCTTCACTGGTGTATCTGAAATTGAAAGACAATGATGGGAAGTATATCATCTGGAGTACAGATTCGTGGTATATGTGGAGTATTGACGCAAAGAAAAATCCAGTATTGGAAGCTCAAGGAGAGAATTCTTTAGGTGAGATACCGTTCGTGTGGTTACACAATATCAGGAATCCGAACAATCCTTTTATCGGTGTGTCTGATATTAAAGAGATTGCTCGGATCAATGCCAGTATTATTCGGAATTTGTCTTGCGGGGAGGAAGTCATAAAATTTGCGGGGTTCCCGATGCTTCGGTTGCCTCAGACTGCGGATAATCAGGAAGATTCACAGCAGGTAGTCGGCCATACGTCTGTCTTGCAGTTCAATCCAGAGTTTGGCAAAGACGGGAAACCAGACTGGCTCGAATCTGCAATCAAAGAACCGATTGAATCTATAATGGACTGGATTGACAGGAAGATCGGGGAAGTGTACCAGATGTCACACCTATCAGGTATTCATGCTCACGAGAAGTCGGATCAGGTAAGGTCGGGGGTGGCCTTACGGTATGAGTTTCAGCAATTGGGGAGGGTACTCGCAAAGAAGAGTGTCAACCTGACAGAGGCAGAGCTTGCCATTATACGGTTGTGGCTTAAATGGCAAAACCAGTCAGACATGTACGATGAGATAAACGTGTACCGAACAAAAGATTTCAGCGTTGACGATTTGAATCAGAACTTGCAGAATTTGACAATGGCTCGGACTCTTTCGCCAAGTATTACGTTCAAGCGGGAAGTAGCCAAAATGGTTGCGAAAAAGAACCTGCCGGACGCAACGACTGATATGCTGGTAAAAATCAATGATGAGATTGACACAATGAAAGAAGAAAA